CGATCCACCGCGAGCTACAGGCCGCCCTTGACGATCCGGAGCACCTTTACAACCTCGTCGAGATCTCGCGAGACCATGGGAAAACGACGCAACTCCTAATCCGTGAGATATGGAAGCTCGGCCGCAATCCGGAGCGCCGCTCTAAGATCGTGTGCGAAAACGATCGGCTCGCCCTCCGGCGCCTGAAAGCGATCCGCGAGCATATCGAGAAAAACGAACGGGTCCACCGCGTTTTCCCTCACCTGAAACCGGGCCGGGTTTGGGACAAAAGCCAGATCCAAGTCGAGCGCAAAAGCATGGCGCCCGATCCTTCGATCGAGGCTTGCGGCGTTACGTCCGCCGCGACGGGTGGCCGCGCGGACGAGCTTGTTTTCGACGATCCGATCGGCCGACGGAATACCCTCGGCGTGCCCGCACTCCGAAACACGGTCCGGGAAGCGTATCACTCGGATTGGCTCCAACTGCTAGAGCCGGACGGCCGGATCTCGATCGGCTGCACAGGTTGGACAACCGACGATCTGATCTACGACTTGAAACAGAATCCGAGCTATCGGGTGATGCGCCGCCCGTGCGAGGGATTCCGATCGCCGTGGGCCGAGAAGTGGACCGAGGACGCGCTTCGCCGGAAGCGTGAGCTAGTCGGATCGACCGAATACGGCCGAGGCTTCGAGTTGATCCCGTTGGCCGGCGACGTCGTGGTGGTCCAGCCAGAATGGATCCAGTATTGGTCAATTCCGCCCGATCCCGATCGTCTCATGGTCTTTACTGGCTACGACTTGAGCACGGGCGAGGGCGCCGATTTCTTCGCTTGCGTCAACATCGGCGTGGATCTCGAGACCGGTTTTTTCTATGTGCTTTCGGCATGGCGACAGAAGATCACCTTTCTCTTGCAGGTTGACGCCGTGATCGGTGAGGCCGTCGCGTGGAGTCCGGACGAGATCGATATCGAGGCGACGCAGTATCAGGCCGCGTTGCCGCACTTCCTCCGGCATACGACGACGCTACCCCTGATCCGGAGCGTCAAGCCGCATCTGTCAAAGCTGCTCCGGCTCCTCGGTATTACGCCGCTCCTCGAGTCCGGCCGGGTGTTTTTCAATCCGGCGCTCAATCCCGCCGCCCTCGTCAATCCTCGAGAGCGGGGCGATCTCGTTTCGGAGCTGTGCCAATTTCCGCTCGCCGCTCACGATGATCTAGTGGACGCCTTCGTTTACCCGATCCGCCGCGGCATGGAATTTCTGTTGCAGGAAGCCGTAGCCGCTACCGTGAAATTCGGCGTGACCGGGATCGGCTCGAGCCGGTCCGAAATCGTGGCAACCGTGGACGCCGAGCCGCTTCCGACGCGCTCCGGGACGCCGAAGGCGCTACCGCCTGGCGGACCGATCAAGCCGGAGGATTGGGCGATCGTCGAGGAGTAGCCTTGACCGCCGAAGCGCCTACCAGATAGGCTCGAGCCACACAGCGCAATCCTGATGTATGTATGGGAGCGCTAGGGAGGAAAGATGTCAATCAGCACAATCAACTCGGGTCATTTCGACGGACACAAGAATCTCAACGAGGGGCAACGGCGCTTTGCCGATGCCATTCTCGAGGAGCTTCTGGTTGAAATGGCCGCGATCCTCGACGCGGGGACGCTCGCTCCGACGCTCACGGTCGGATCCGAGTCAGCAAACGTGATCCCCGTGACCTTTGCCGGGCCGGCAGCGGTCCGCCAATACATGGCCGAGGTGATCGATCCGGCAACGATGGAAGTCAACGCCGCCGCGTTCACCATGGCGGAGACCGGCGACGGTGCCGAGGTGAGCCCGACCGGGATGGGCCGGCTGATTTTCACGACCGACGCGGCCGGCGCTGCGGAGATCTCGATCACAGACGTCGTGGGCGCTTCCGCCGCGACCGTGTGGCTCGTGATTCGGCCGGTCAACGATTCTGCCAGCGACGCGCCTGGCGCCGCCGGAGTCGTGGTCTCGGCAACCTTCGACTAGGCCGCGCGTGCCCGCCTCGAAACCACCGCTCCCGGATGACACAACCGGGAGCTACGACGGTCTCGGCGTTTTCGCGGACTGGAAACCGCCGACCGACCGAGAGATCCAATTCGTCCGGCAAGATCTCAACTTTACGGACTTGATCCTCGGCATCTGGCCGCGGGATCGAAAGGACCGGACCGGGTGGGAGCCGCCGCGGATCTGGACGCCGGAGCGGGTGTGCGACCGCGCCGCCGCCGTGGCCGCCGCCGGCTTGACGCCGACGATCATGATCTGGCTCGGCCGTTACCCGGAGCAGATCCGGGCCGGCGTCAACTGGCTGGCGGAGCTTGGGGCGGAGACCAGGGCGCAAGTGCTCCTCGATCTCGAGGGAGACTGGCACCGCGGCAAGGGGATCGCGCCCGACAAGGCCGCCGCCCTCGTCGCTCGCCTCATGAAAGCCGCCGGCGTCCGATGGGGCGTGACCGGGCTTGCAGGGCTCCATAGCTCGCTCGCGCCGATCGCCCGCCGCGCGGATTTCGTGGTCCCACAGGCTTACAGCATTTGGAAGCCGGGCGGGGCGCATTGGTCGCACTCGCGCTCGACCTTCCCGGGGACGCAGCAAGCCGCCTCGGTCCGGTCGTGGTCCGCCGTCAAGAAGCCGATCGTCATGGGGCTTTCCTGCTATTGGGGAGCCCGCCCGAAGGCCGCCGGCGTGCCCGCCTTGACGCAGCCGCAAACGATGCGGATCGCCGCCGCGGAGACCGTGGCGCTCGGAATCCGCGAGGCGTGGTTTTGGTCTCTGAAGTGGATCACCGGCAAGTCGCAAAGCTGCAAGCTCGCCCGCGCTTTCTTCGGGGCGAAGCCGTAGGGGGTTCCATGGCCGAAGCGAACGGAAAGCGGGCGCTCTGGACGCGCCGCAAGGTGCAGATCGTTCTGATAGGGATCGCCGCGGTGCTCGCGCTCGTGATCGCGGGCCGTTTCCTCGAGATCCCATGGGAGCAAGTCGAGAAAGGGATCACCGCGATCGAGTGGCTGATCGGACTGCTCCTCGGAGCGCACACCGGGACCGATATCGTCGCAATGCTCCGGGGCGTGCTTCCGAGCCGCAACGGAGCGCCGCCCGCCGCGCCGGAGCCCGCCGAGGAGCCGCCCGCCGACGACGACGACGACGACGACGAGGAGCCCGACGAGGACGACGACGAGGAAAGGGGCGAGCCATGATCCGGTCGAGACGAATCTACCCGATCGCCGGCGTCGCCGTGCTGATCACGATCGCTGTGAGCGGGTGCCCGGGACGCCAGAGCCCGGTCGATACTTCCCAACGTATCCTTGTCGAGGCCGGCGCAGCCATGGCGGACGTTGACAGGGCGATCGCCACCGCCGCCGCCGAAGGCGAGGACGCCGCGATCGATCGCGCCGTGGCTCGAGTCGAGGCCGGGGAGTGCAACGAGGGTGAGGACCGCGAGGCTTGCGTGGTCCGTTTCCTCCGCGAGGAGCGGGCCGTGTGGTATCGCCTCGTCGCCGCCGTTGACGCCGCGCGGGACGTGCTCGAGACATGGGAAGCCGCGAATGATGCTTGGCGCTCGAGCGGAGAGCGGCCGGCGGATTGGGCGGAGACCGTGTGCGCGCCATTTGAGACCGCGATCAACGGGGTGATCGAGCTGCTCGGCAACGTCGGGATCGAGGTGCCGGCGACGTGGCGGACGCTGCTCGAGCGGGCCGACGACGTGTGTAGGGTCGGGGTCGCTATCGCGGAGGCCGTGGCGCCGGAAGGGGGCGACGAATGACACCGGAGACGATCAAGACACTCCTCGAGATCGCCGGCGAGATCGCCGGGCAGATCTGGGAAGCGATCCAACGGGGAGACGAGGAGGAGCTTCGGCGCCTGTCCGACGTGTGGCCGGAGCCCACGCGATCCCGCCTCTCGCTCCTCGCCGCCGAGGAGAAAGCTCGCGCTCGAGTCCGGAAGTCCGGCGAAAGCTGATCCTTGGCGGGCCGCCCGCCGCGCGCCATAATGGCCGCATGACTGACAAGGCCGAAACCAACGTGGTCCCGATCCGGCCGGAGATCAAGATCACGAAAGAGCGCCTATTCGCTGGCGACGATCCCGCGGTCCCACGCTCCAACCTCTTGCGGACCGCCGAGGAGATCGAGCGGAAGTTTTCCGAGCTGGGAGCGCTCGAGCCTACCCTTGATCCACTCGCCCTCGTCCGCCTCTTTGGGATGAGCAACAGCCTACGCCAAAACGTCGACACCATGGTTACCAACGTCCACGGTGGCGGATATCGCTTCGAGCCGCTCGAGGATTGGGACGCCGCGGAGACCGCCGAGAGAATCAAGGCCGCGATGATCCTCGAGCGGGAAGCCGAGGACGAGTCCGAAGGCGGGGAGGGCGGGGACGTCGAGGAGCCAACCGAGGCGGAGGTTACCGAGCGGATCGAGAGCCTCAAAGCGCAAGCGTGGCGCGAGCTGGAAAAGGCGAAGACCTTTTTCGATTTCGTCAACCCGAAGATGAGCTTCGGCCGGATTCGGGGCAAGGTCGGGACCGATCAAGAGGTGACCGGCTATGCTGGGATCGAAGTGCGCCGCAACAAGCGGGGCGAGCCGAAGCGAATGAAACACGCCGCGAGCTGGACGCTTCGCGCGCTCCCGATCGGCAACCCGATCAAGTGCGACGTTCGCATCCGGACGAGCCCGATCACATGGGGCACGGAACCGGATTACGTGGAGTTTCGGCGCTTCGTTCAGATCGTGGACGGGATCGAAGTCTATTTCAAAGAGTTCGGAGATCCGCGCGTGCTCTCGAGCCGGACCGGGAAGTATTACACCGAAGCCGAGGACCACGCCGCCAACCTTCGAGACTTGAAAGCCGCGGAGCCTTCCGCGAGACCGGCGACGGAGATCCTCTGGTTCGCCCTCGATAACCCGGAGTCCGAGGTGTACGGGCTGATCCGGTGGGCCGGCAATATCCTTTCCGTGCTCGGCTCGCGCGAAATGGAGGAGATCAATTTGTTGTTTTTTGACAACAAGACGATCCCTCCGCTCGTTTTCATGATCTCCGGCGGCCATGTCGCGAAAGAGGCGAAGCAGGAGCTTGAACAGATCTTGCGCGACCATATCAAGGGCTCCGACAATTTCCACGGGTGCCTCGTGCTCGAAGCCGAGCCCGCCGCCGCCTCGCAAGTCGGGGCGACGCTCCCGGGGCAAGCGCAAGTCCGGATCGACTTCAAGCCGTTGACTGATGCGATCTTCAAGGATCAGCTCTGGGGAGACTACGACGACGCCAACCGGCACAAGGTCGGACAGAGCTTCCGAATCCCGCCGATCCTCCGGGGCGACACTCGCGATTTCAACCGGGCGACCGCGGAGGCCGCGCTTCGCTACGCCGACGATCAGGTTTTCGGACCGGTCCGCCTCGATTTCGACGAGACGATCAACCGGACGATCATGCCCGCGATCGGTGTCTCGCTGTGGCGCTTCGCCTCGATCCCGCCCAAGTTCACGGATCCGGCGGAGCTGTTGCCGCTGGTGATCAAGCTGGCGGAGGCCGTGCTTCGGCCGGAAGAGGCTCGGGAGTTTGTCGAGAAAGCCCTGGGCGTGGAGCTGCCGAAGATTGACGCGCCGTGGGGCCGCGTGCCTATGAAGTTCGCCCTTGCCGGGTTCACAGATGAGCAGGGCGGGACCGACGACGCCGAGGCGCTCGGGGACGAGCCCGCGGACGAGGGGGACGACGGCGAGCCGCAGA